GCCCTATTGAAACCAGCAGGGGCGAACCAAGGATATGATACTCTGTCATTGAAAGCTAGCGCTCCGAGTGCTGCAACAGAAGCCGGAACTTTTACTTTTCTACGATTTGTAGCATCATCAATAAACACATCTGGGTAGTAAGGAGCAGCATAGCTGTTGTCAATGCCGCGAGCATCCAATGTATTCGCTGTCTGTGTTATATTTGGTTTTGCAACAGAATCATCATACAGTCTGAATCCATTGTCATCATATGACGGGATGTCCATAACATACATTGACATACCATAATCCCTTACCTTCTTCATTGTCTGGTCTGTAATGTATGGCTCTCTGATGCCAGGCATTACCAATAAGTTGTTGTTAGACTCGAGAGGATTGGTCAGAAGATCTACTGCAGTTATGTATGAAGCGACACCGTTGTTTGAAACGTCCGTGCCAGACGGATTCTCGCCTGTTCTAAATCCAGGAATGTCATTGTTTGGTGATGCACCTCCAACACCACCTGCATCAGAATCAAATGAAACTGACTTGTCATTTAAGCGACGAGCATCTCTATTGAGCAAGTTTGTTCCATCGAATCCGCCGTACATGAAGTTTGTAAACTTCGCATATGAAGAGAAGCGATTGTAAACAGATGGCTGACCTGACGTGAGAAGTGATGCAAGTGTCAAACGACTGCGTGATCCTTCTGCCCATGTGTAGGTAGTTGAATCAAGCTTGGCATCTCTAATGTATGCAGCTTCTCGCATATGAGTATTTACAGAAGCAGTAAGATCAGATATACTTGTGTTATAAAGCGCAACATTTGCAAGTGTGAACTTGTTATTATGAATTTGATCTGATGTTGAGCCTGTTGTAAGTGCATCGAGCTTCTTAATGCCCAAGAACTTTGTATAAGAATCGAGAAGATGATTCTTATCACTTACAACATTCGAATTAAGAATATCAGTTGAGCCTGAATCTGAAGAAGTTGATGTTCTCTCGAATTTAACACCCCAATAGAAAGTTACATTTGTCTGCTCAGCAGCTCCAGGCTCTCCAACAAATGCCTGTGTCTGTGATACTTCACCTCTTGTAACCTTGAATCTATGTGGAATTGGCGGCAAGAAAGAACTTGACAGTGCCAATGCGGCGCCAGTCAATGATCCTGCAAGACGAGAACGACTAGGCGTCAAAGGATCTGTTACTTTAAGAAGAGGATTAACGTTAAGTAATTCAGGTCCTCTAAAACCAAACGGAAGTGATTCATTCGGAATAATCATACGATCAACATTGTCATCGATCGTTATACGAATGTACTTTGACTTATTAGGATATTTCCCTGTTGCAACAATTCTCTTCTCTGTAGGATTTGATGCATCAAAGTTATAAAATACCTTGCGATCACCTATTAATCTACCAACGTAATTTTCAGCCAGTGGATTCAATGAACAATTTGAAAATTGTTCGATAACATTAGGGCTAGTATCTGTATCTGCCCAGTCTCTAACCTGTACATTGAATGTACCGAACTTATTTGAATTGTCGACTGATGCCTTTACGTTAGAGATAGAGATCTTGTACAGTTTATTTGCATATTCGCCGTCATCAAGAGCCTCGAATTTAAAGAGGTCATACTCAGTCTGACCAAACGGCTGTGATATGAAGAAAGATGTCTCAGGTGCACTGAATCTCTTGTCATATGAACCGAATACTTCTCTGAATGATCTGCTTGAATTACCATTAAGTGATGTATTTCTCGAACCAGAAAGAATTGCAATCTCACACGATGCTGAAACATATGCAGCATTTACATCAACTGCAAAGTCAGCATGGAGATAGTGTTGTTCTTGATAAAACTTGTCTGGGTCAGTATTGAGTATTTTCGCAAAATAATCCTTATTTGAAGGATCGAAAGAAGCAGTAAGAACTCTTATTCCTGAGACACCATCTACTTTAGAGAATGGCGCGCCCAAAGAAGAAGAAATGATTATCTTAAACTTTGTATCGGCTGCAGCAAACGTAGAATCAGTGAGTGTAGTTAAACTAGAAGGAACTGCTGCTGATGAAGAAAGAATCATAATTCTTGCTGTTGAGGGTGTCATAATGAGACCTCGAACAAGATTGATACGATCTGAGCCATTCATTGTGTCATTATCCTGAAACATTGGCATGCCAAGAGAACCATTAACTGTTGTTACATGTTTTGCAACAAGCAGCTGAACAACACCAGGATCTCTATTATCAAGCGGTGCTGCATGAGCAGAAGCAGATAAAATGAAACCTGCATTGTGAACAGTTCCATATGTCAGAGTATTAGCAAGATGTGTATCAGTTGAATTTGCTCCTGCACCAAGAACTCTTGTGAAAGTTAAGGCTGCACGATGTTTTAAGAATTCTTTTGCAGCATACGGCCCAGGTTGTTTTGGATCAAGGTTGCCGAACGTCTGCTTGAATTCATCAAAATTTGCTACAGTAGCAGGAACGAATGCAGGACCTTTGTTTGATGTTCCAATCACACTCGCTGGTACACCAACAGGACCAGTTGTGACTGGTGTTGAAAGATCAACTTCGCGTTCGTAAAAATTTGGCGACTTAAATGTCTGCTCAGCCATGGTTTATCTCCTTGAGACTAATAATCTCACAGCATAACTATCTGTGTTAGAGTCAGTAATCTTTGTGCGACTGTAAAATTTCACACCAGATCGTATATCAATCAATTATGATGATATCAAGTTCACCAAGTGATGCGCCTGTATAGACAGTCTCTCCTTGTCTGCCTTTACCTACTACGCTTATAGAAAATCCTCTAGGCAGTGTCGTCATTGCCGGATCATTTGATCGTTCATCTGGGATGATTGGTTCTGGTTTGCCCTCGGCAACGTCTGCAAAGATAGGATAAACTTTCTGTTTTCTCCAGCCTGTTGTTCTTTGGTCTCTGCGATTATTTGCAACATCATCAAGTGGCAAAGTTGGATCATCTGAACCAAGGACATATTTGCTGTCTGAACTTGGGCTTCCTATCTCATTGATGTCATTTATTGATGAGACGTCTTCAAAGCTTATGAAGGGTGACGAAACATATCGTTTAATTGGTATGGGCATGCCAGGTGATTTTGCGACAAAGAAATACGCAGGTACACTTATAGTGAATGTGTGTTTTATGAAACGTTCCTGATTGGACATGTCCTCAAAATTTGTTTCAGTGGCATAGCTGCTGTCATCTACACTTGCAACGAACCAGTAACCTTTTGTTGTGTCAAGACGCCATGACATTCCTTGCGGCAAAAATGAACTGATTATTTTCTCAAGGATTTGATTTGCATGCTGAGTCATCTGTGTCCAAATTGTCACAGTATACTTTGCTGTATAAAATTGTGGCGTAGGAACAACAATCGTCTCATACACGTTGTTCATCTGATTTGGTAAGAGATACGCTCCGTCATTACGTGCAACAGAATCTTTCAGCTGACCTAACTTTCTATCTGAAGTCAATTGTCCTTCTACCTGAGCATCGCGCGGAGATACAGCTAGATTCGTCTGATTGGGCAGAAGAATTCGATTAATGAGGGCCTGATAACCACGATCCGATTTATCAAGTTTTCTCCTAATAACAATCTCGCCTATCTGTTGGTTTATGCCGCGGCCCGTGATGTCATCAGCAAGACTCTGATTTAACTCTGTTCTCATTATTGTAATAAGAGGGAGAAGAAGAACATTATTTTTATCACGAAGCGGTCTTCCTCGTTTTAAGAGTGCCCATTTTTCTCCTGCAGCAAATATGACAGGTACTTTTACAACGGGTTGTTTTCCTCCACCACATTCAGGCTTTATTTCATTATCGAATAAATTGAACATTGCAACGTCAACATCTTCGATGCCACATGAAGGAATTGTAATGTCGGGCGTGCCATAGTCTTTCTCATATCCTGATGGCAATGCAGGTTGACCAAAGTTAGATCTTGAGTTTGTCTTGAATCTTGTTGACATATTCTTCTTATTCGTCGTAGAAAGACGATCCTGCAGATGTTGTATCGCCTAGAGGTGATACCTCTTTCACTCCTGTAAGAGGAGCATCCAAAACATTGTTCTTTACAAGATCACGCACGTCACCAGTTTGTTCTCCATCAGAATTAACAGCAATACCACGTTGTTGAACAAATGTTGTCTGAATTGCATCAGCATCAGAATGAGAGATATCTGTAGGTCCGATTAGCTTCGCTTTAAAGAGACCCTCACGTGCCATGATGCCTATTATCTTTACTCCATTTTTATGTTCTGGCAGACCATATATGTTTCTCATAACTGTGCTGTCAGAAATTTCATAGAAGATATCTGAAAATGAGAAGAAGTCTCCGATATTGATATTGATTCCCTTGTCGATAAGATCTCTGTATTGAACAAATACTTCTAGCTTAAATTGTGAATCAATTCCGAACTTATCAACTTTTGTTTCAGATTGAAAGTTGCTGTCTACCAATGCATCAAGTTCAATTGGACTATCAAATATCTTTTGCAATGCTTCGTTGTAGACTTCGTGTGTATCGGTTTTGATTTCAGAAATCGAATATAAGTAAATTTTTTGTCCGACAACATCTTTGATTAGCTCTTTTGTTATATCACTTATAAAGTTGAGTTCGCGCGGAGTCAGAAATAGTCGTGCCATTTTTATAATCCTTTACAAGTTGTTAGATTAACCCGTAACAATTGCGCGGCCTTTTGGCATGGGAATATAACGAAGCTGCTTATTTAGAGATTCTGCAGCGAGTGCATCAGCTTCAAGAAGCTTCTGATGTGTGAGTTGTGCCAGGAATTCCTTCATTTGTGTGCTAAGTTTATCTTTGTCTTCTCTCCCTTGTGTTACAAGTGATTCACCATTTAGCTGCAGATCAGCATTCGGAATTGGTATTCCTTGAAATTTAGATCTAACTAAACCAAGAATCTCTTTAGAAAGTGCAAGAGTATATTGGCGGATCCACTGGCGGCCTGGTTGATTAATGGTGCTAAACTGAATATTTCCAAGTGGCATATTTGATGCACCAGAAATTCCATTTATTGATGCGTCACCATATGCTGGGTTTAACACGTCGGACGGTGGCAAAACTCTGCAAAAAAGCTTATCAATTTGAACATCATTGACTGGGATCGGATATATTCGAAGCTTAGTTCCCATAATTTCATATGAATAATGTGAACGTCTTACGCGTGTTGCAGCCTCCAACATGCCTCGTCGCAGGACATCCTCAAATATTGGAAGAACGTAGAATATTGTTGAATTTACATAGCTTTCATAATTGAAGTTAGTAGCCAAGAAATTCGTAATATTTGATGCATTCAGAAGTGTACTCTGTGCAGCAGACGGAGACACATGATACAATTCTACTATCTTTAGCTTGCCCCTTTTTTCAGGTGCAAGACTATCATAGATTACTGTGCCTGAAGGAAAATTCAGAAGCTCAGTGTAGATATCGTAGTCTTGTCTTCCGGCCTGAATATTGAAATAACCAAAGACAGCATTTTGTGAACCTCCGACAAATGCATTTGTTGCATATGGTTCTGCCATTCTAAGAAGATATTCAAGTGATCTCAGTGTGTACTTGTTCGTCATATCAATCGAGCCTGTCTGTTGTCCCAGAACATTGCTCAACTCTGATACTATCTTTGTCTCATGAACCAAACGAGAATATTCGCATGCTGCTTCTTCAAAGCATGCCCAAATTTGCTTCTTTGAAAGCTCAACAGAAAGGATGTCATCTCCTAGCTTGCGTTTTACATAGACGACAAGCGCATCAGCTTCTGTTTGAAAGCTTGTATCGCTATCAAAAAAACTAAACGGTGTCGGCTTTATAGTGTCAGCAAAAATCGTCATTGACTATACTCTCCAAAGATATGTATCGATCTCGAGAGATTAAAGAGATATCAAGATTTCAATGCATGAATCACTTTTTCAATGACTTACGAGTAAGATAACTGTCTTTGAGTGAACTAATCATTCCTGTTGTTACAGGAATCTTGGCTTTGACAGCTACTTCTGATTTCTTCTCTTGCTTTTTTATTTCTGCAATTGTATGAACAGGTTTTTGTTCAAACTTTATTGCAACTGGTG